CCGGCGAAAAGATCAACCCGCGCAACATGGACGGCGCCTTGGTTTCGCGCATCCCACAGCCGCCCTTAACGTGCTTGTCGCCCGCTTTGAGCAGTTCCTGCACCGTGTCCCAGACCTCTTGATCAACGATGGCGCTGTGTTCGCCCGGGTACTGCTGCCCCTTGTAGGCGGCCATACCGATGTAGACAGGGTTCTTGAACACCTTGTAGACGTAGCCCTTGGTGATCAACTTGCCTTGGCGTTCGATTCCCTTGCCGGTGATCCACGATTTGGATGTGACGCCCCTGGCGCGCATGTCTCTCACAAGCGTGGCCATCGATGGCATCGCAGCGAACCTCGTGAACATTTCCCGGACGATCTTCGCCTCCTCCAGGTTGGGGATCAGTTTGCGGTCTGAAACGTCATAGCCCAGTGGAGGCATTCCGCCCATCCAGATGCCGCGCTGGCGTGAGGCTGCAATCTTGTCGCGCACTCGCTCGCCAGCCAACTCGCGTTCGAACTGGGCAAACGACAGCAGGATGTTCAAGGTCAGCCTCCCCATGGAGGTGGTGGTGTTGAACGCCTGCGTCACCGATACGAAGGTGACCTTGTGTTCATCAAAGATCTCGACCAGCTTGGCAAAGTCGGCAAGTGAGCGCGAAAGTCGATCGATCTTGTAGACAACGATGATGTCGACTAGGCCGCTGCGGACGTCTTCCAGCAGTTTTTTCAGGCCCGGTCGCTCCATGTTGCCGCCGGAGAAGCCCCCATCGTCGTAGCGCTCCCGCGCCATGAGCCAGCCCTCTGATTTCTGGCTGGCAATGTAGTTTTCACAGGCATCCCGCTGGGCGTCCAGCGAGTTGAAGTTCTGGTCCAGCCCCTCTTCGGTGGATTTGCGCGTGTAGATGGCGCAGATCAGGCGTCGCTCTGCCGTCATGCGCTGCTCCTTGCCGAGCCCAGCCCGAAGAAAGCCCAGCCGTTGCGGTTGGTGCCGGTGATGGCGCGGGCAATGCCAGACAGCGACTTGTAGCGTCGCCCCTGGTAGTCAAAGTAGTCGACGCCCACCAGGACCTCGAACGGAGTGCCTTGCCATTCGCGGATCAGCCGTGTTCCGGCGATGGGGCGGTTGTCCAGGCGACGGCGCCGGACCTCCTTCTTACCCCCGTCCAACTGCTCGCCCAGTAGTTCCAGGCGCTTGGCAGTCTCGCGTTTCAGCCCGCCGTAGGCCAACTCCTGGATGCGGTATGCCAGGCGGGTTTCAAGGAAGCGTCGGTTGAACGGGGGCGCGTCTTGGTGGAAGAGGTCCCGCCACATCTGCTTGAGCTCGGCGGTACTCGCTGTTTTGAGGGCGGCCACGCGGGCCACGATGGGTTCAGTCACTGGGGTTCTCCTTGGTGGTCAGGACACCCCGTACTAACGCTCTGTTCGGTCAGGTTATCAAGTCCATCCTGGCGGTTGTGTATGCGGATGACGGCCATGGCCAGGATGACCCCCACGATGGCCGCTGGCGACCTCTCTGGGGGCTTCTTGGGGGTGGTGTGATGGGCAGGGGCTGGCATGAAGGTTCATACCGGTGCAGCCACGGCGCTTTCTCAGCCCCCTGTCTTGAGTGACGAGAACCTTTTATTCGGACAAAATATTCACTGTCGCGCAAGACGATGTTTCATCGGCGCGTTCACACGAACAAGTAATCGGATGGTGCGCAATGGGTTTTTACAAGCAATTTGAATACTTCGACCCGCAAAAAGGCAGCTTGACGGATTGGCGTTTCCCGCAGGCCTCTTCGGTCATATATCGCGCACGATCGATTATTCGGAATCGATCCCGTGATGAGATTTTTAGCATCGCGGAAGATGCCGATCAGATTATCTCGGCATATTTCGACCAGGAAAAACAAAGCGTACTTGACGCTATTAAATCCGATGGTAGGTACGATCTTCTTGAGGGAGATGAGGACAGAATAACCGGGTTTAAGGATGAAGCTGCCGATCACTATGATGTGCGCAACTCGGAAAACACATCCGATCTGGATGCTCTTCAGGAGGCGATGACTTCATTATTTGATCCAACTCTCTTGGAAATTGAAGGGCTGAAGGAGTACGAGTATTTCGCAGTTTTAGCCCTGTGGCTGATTGGCGATTTTATTCAAGACTACGAGCACAAATACGATTTTTCGCAGCGCAAATATGTACCTCGGGAACGCAACTCCATCGATGCTTACGACACTGCAAAAGCAGCCAAGCACTTGATAGATGCAATGGAGTCCGTCTGCTACGCGGAGAAGCTGCGTGACATTGAAAGATTGGAGCTCAAGTATCAGGAAAAAATAGAAAAAATCCAGGCAGGCAAAGCAGTCAAGATCGACAAGACTGATCTCGAGGGCATCATGGAAGATTTGCGAAAGCAAATCCAGTCTGAAACCCAAGAGAGGAAGAAAGAACAATCAATAAAAAATAACGATATCCGCCATCAAACCAATAGGCAGATAAAAAAATGGGTCCAGGACCAATTTGCTCAAGATCCACGCAGATTTAATAGCGCAGAGAAGGCCGCGCGTCACTTTGTAGATGTTTTAGGAAAACAGGGTGTCAGCCGAGAACAAAGAACGGTCGCCACCTGGATTCGCGAGACTGCAAAAGCTAATGGCATTCGCTTCCGATAGGGTCATCTTAAATTTTGGAAATGATTGGTGCTACGTGGGACTAGGCTGTATGTTGCAGTCTCCGTAGGACACCGTACATTGTCCAAGTGGTTTCGTGACCGTACACGCTCCTTGGGAGCTAGTGCCACCTCCTTTGGCGGGTGTACGGCGACCATTGGAGGGTCGTATTAATTAATTTCCACGCCCTCCATGATTACTCCATGAAAACGAACACGGAGCCGAAATCATGGGACCCCAAACCAGCCAAGCAGGCGTGCAAGATGACACGAAAATTCCTGCATGCAGAGCCATAAGTGAGCAAGCAGCGAATGACGACATGTACGTCGCTGCTGTCAATGCAGCCAAGACCCGTGCCTACAAGGCGGCGGTAACCGCCGGGCTGAGCCCGACCGAGCGGGAGGACCTGTACCAGGAGATCCTGCTCGACATCTACGAGCGCAAGGGCCAGTTCGACCCCTCACGCGGTGCGCCGGGTACCTTCACAGGTCTGCTTTCAACACACCGGACTGCCGACTTCTTGAGTGCCCGCAAGGCTGACAAGCAAAAGCTGGTCTTTGCTGAGCCTGAGCACGTTGACACACTGGAAGTCGTCGCGATTGATCGGGCGATTCATGGCTGTTTTCCCTCCCAGCCGTCCGCCAACGATGAGGATGGGGGGCACATTGATTCAGATCACCCTCAGGAGCTGCTCTCCAACTGGGACGGCGACGATGACCTGTTTTCGAACTCGAGCACCCAGCACGACCTGCTCACTGCGCTGGCCTACATGAGCGACGAACAGCGCAGCCTGTTCGACCTGCTTGCTGCCCACCAGGATGTTCCTGTCGCCGCCAAGGCCTCTGGCATGTCCAGCGCCACCTTTTACCGCCGTGTTGACGACCTGCGCATGCACCTGCGCATGTTCGGCATCCGGCCGGCCGCCTGACCTGTCGCGGGGTGGCTGAGAAAACCGGCCCCCTCGCTCGGTAAGAACCTTCAAGAACCGCAAACGCCGCGCCCCTCTGGGCGGTGGTGGTAGGCCAACTCACGCCTGGAGATTTGATGTTGAACGCAAAAACCATTGTTGAAACTACGCGCAGCCAACTCGGTCTGGGCGTTAACGCTGGCATCGCCACCCCACCGGTGTACGTGCCGCCCGAAAACCTCACGGAGGCTGGCTTGTGTGACTGGATGGCAAACGCCCTGGTCGGGCAGTCCATCCAGTACCACGAGGGCTTTCTGCTTTTGGACCGCTCTGATTCGGGCAGTGGCCTGGGATCCAAGGAGCGTAGCCGTCTCCATGCCCTGGCCAGACGTGCCTGGATCGCCTGCGAGCTGGGACTGGTCCACCTGTTCAGCTTGAAGGTGGCCGATGGCCATTACCGCTACATCGCCGTGCGATCGGCCAGCACCCTCACGCCCCCCGAAATCCGCACCCGCCTTCGCCAGGTTGGTTCGCCATCCCCTGTGCCCGCCACCGGCACCCACTAAGAAAGAGAGCCCCCATGATTCCTGAACCCGATGCCCTCGACGAGGTGGGCAACTTCGTGATGGCAGAGCTTGAAAGCCTGCCACTGGCGGACCTCGACCGCCTGATCCAGCGTGTGTCTGATGCTGAGGACACCGCCCGCCATTACAAGCAGTTCCTGCAAGGCGTGCTGCACCGCCGCTTCGGTGAACGGGCGCAGCAGCTGCGCCAGGATGCTGGCAAAAACACCGGCACGGTTCGCTTTGATGTGGATGGCCACACCGTCATTGCCGACCTTCCCAAGAAGGTGGAGTACGACCAGCGCAAGCTCAAAGAAGCCGTCGAGGCCCTGCGCAAGTGGGGGGAGAACCCCGAGGACTACGTGAGCCTGGAGGTCAAGGTCGCTGAGGCCAAGTACACGGCCTGGCCGCCTGCAGTGCGCCAGCTGTTTGAACCCGCCCGCACCCTCAAGGCTGGCAAGCCCACCTACAAGCTCGAGCGCATCGTGGACGGTGCTGGGCCCGAGGCAGCGAACGACAGTCAATTTGGGGAGAGCGTCTGATGGCTATCACCCTTGCACAACTGAACCGGGCTGGAACACCCAAGCCACCTAGGGTGCTGATCCACGGCGTTGCTGGCGTCGGTAAAACCACCTTCGCAGGCCAGGCTAACAAACCCGTATTCATCCAGACGGAAGATGGTCTGGGCACGCTGTCGGCTGCGAACTTCCCGCTGTCACGGACCTTCGATGAGGTGATGGAGGCGCTTGCAGCTCTCTACACCGAGCAACACGACTTTTCCACGGTCGTGGTCGACAGCGTGGACTGGCTGGAACCGCTGGTCTGGGCTAAAGCTTGCCGTGACAACGGATGGAATTCGATCGAGGACGCCGGGTACGGCAAAGGCTACGTTGCTGCCCTGAACCTCTGGCGCCAATACATCGATGGCCTCAATGCGCTTCGCGACGACCGCGGCATGACCGTGGTGCAGATCGCCCACACCGACATCAAGCGCTTCGATTCGCCTGAGCACGACCCCTACGACAGGTACGTGATCAAGCTCCATGCCCGCGCAGCGGCACTGCTGCAAGAGCACTCGGACGTTGTGCTGTTTGCCAACTACCGCATCTCCACCGTCAAGGCGGACGTCGGCTTCAACAAAAAGGTCAGCCGTGCCGTGGGTTCGGGCGAGCGTGTGATTCACACGGTCGAACGTCCAGCCTTCCTGGCCAAGAACCGCTACGACCTGCCCGACACGCTTGCCCTTGAGTGGTCTGCCTTTGCGCAGGCCATGCCTGAAACCCTGCATTCGACCCTGATCCCTTCCACCACCACCCGCACCTGAAAAAGGAGTAATCACCATGGCTTCATTCGGACAAACCTTCGACGCATCCTCTGTCACGCCCAGCAGCAACTACGACGTCCTGCCCCCGGGCAAGTACCTCGGCCAGATCGTCGCGAGCGAAATGCGCCCGACCAAGGATGGCACCGGCCAATACCTCTATCTGGAGGTCGACATCCTTGAGGGCCAGTACGCCGGCCGCAAGCTTTTCGACCGACTCAATCTGGTCAACGCCAATCCAGACACGGTAGAAATCGCCAAGCGAACGCTGTCGTCGATTTGCCGCGCCGTGGGCAAGATGCAGGTGAGCAACTCCGAGCAGTTGCATCTGGTCCCGATCACCCTTGATGTACGGGTGCGTCCGCCCAAGGGTCTGTACGGTGAGTCCAACTCCATCCGCTATTTGCCGCGAGCCAGTTCGGCTGGTGCTTCGGCTCCATCCACCCCGGCTTTCCTTCAGCCACCCCAGGCAGAGACTGCCCGTCCGATCGCAGCAGCACCCACCATGACCCCAGCGGCTAACGGGCTGCCCTGGAAGCGTCACGCCTGAGGAGTCATTGCGCATGCATGAGTAGGGTCATTGGATGCAGGTCCCCCGGCTGGGCCGAGGTCATGTCTTCCGGTCCCACAGAAATCCAGGACGATGCATCTAGCCTCGCGATTTCGGCCAGGTCTGCCATGTAGGCCTGTTCAGCGGTCATTTCTGGCATTGGCTTGTCCAAAAAAAGTATTTCAATTTGCACGCGGAAAAATTTGGGCAGGCGAGCGCATCTGCGCCTCCCAACCGTAGAGATTCGACCCCCCTAGGGGGGTCTAGCGCCTGCCAGCAGTCTCTCTGGCCGTCTTGCGGTTGTGGCAAGAGACGCAGAGAGGCTGCAGGTTGGCCCTATCAAAGCGGGCACCACCGTCCTTCAGCGGCACAACGTGATCCACCACCCCAGCCGCAACCAGGCGATCCTTGGCCTTACAGACCACGCAAAGGGGGCTCTCGCGCAGCACTGCCGCCCTCAACACCCGCCAGTCCTTGGACTGGTAGAAACCCACCTCGGCGTCGAAGCTACGCCTTGCCCGCCCGTAGTCACGGTGCGCGCTGGCTCGGTGTTGGGGACAAAAGCCCGGGCTTGCCAATACCGCCCCACAGCCTGGGTAGCGGCAGGGAGTTGGGGCACTTCTGGGCATGTCTGGTGTTAATCAAGAAATAAGCGACACAAGCTCTGGAATGACTTGGCTTCATCGGGAAGAAGAGCGTTCATACGAACGTCATCAACACCCGCAAGGAGCAAACATGTCCTACAGCAGCACCAGGTTCACGGTCGATGAGCTTGGGTTCATCCAAACCGCCCTGACCAAAGTCCTCAGCGCAGCAGCCGCTGGGGAACTTGACCTCAACCGCCTGGCCCGAGAGGAACTCGCCTCCCGCGGCCTGGACCTTGAAGGCAACTGGGTGGGCTTTGATCGAGCCCGCCAGATTCACAAGTTGGAGGGCAACGCGTGATGAACACCCAAGCCCGTGACCAACTCTTGCAGCGAATTGCTGCCGAGCATCTCTTTGTCGAGACGCTGGAGACCCGCAACAGCGACCGACTCGACTTCTACGACGTGAGCGTTTGGGGAATCCGCCAAGCCCTCATCGACGCCTTCGAAGCTGGACGCCTTGCCGGCAGCAACAACACCCCCAACTGAAAAGGAGACGCCATGTCCAACAAACTCACCCCGACCCAGCACGCCATCCTCTCCCATGCCCTGGCTCAGACGCAGGGCAAGGTGCTCTGGTTTCCCGAGACCCTCAAGGGCGGCGCTAAGGCCAAAGCCATCGAAAGCCTGGTCAGCCACGGACTGATCTCACAAAGGAAGCGCGAGACCGTGGTCACCAAGGCCGGCTACGAGGCATTGGGCCTCAAGCCTCCAGTCGTTGAACCGCGGACAGTCCGAACCCGTGAGACGAGCAAGCAGGCCACTGTGATCAACATGCTCAAGCGAGCCGAGGGCGCCACCGTTGAGCAAATCTGCCAGGCCACCGGCTGGCAACCGCATTACGCCGATGTCCTGGTTATGCCGACCAACATCAGCAACTCGGCCTGTGTGG